TAAGGTATCCAGTACCCTGACCCGGATGTCATCCAGACCCATTCCCTTTAGATCATTTGACAGCGCATCTTCAAGATTCTTAGCTTCTTCTGAAACCTTTTCTTCGTAAGGCTTTATCTCTGGAACAAATGGTTCCGCCGGGGCAGGGAGCGCGGGGCGAACAGACACCTCGTCCCTGTTGTTAATAAGACCCGCCTTTTGAATATCTTTCCGTAGAGCAGAAGCAACTGTTCTGATCCGCTTGGTTGATCCTATATCCCCAAGGATGCTCTCAATGTTTTCTACTGTGCCGTCACCAGTCTCAGAAACGTGCCGAACTGCGGCGTTGTACTGAGTCCTTGTGTAAGGTCTCGGCCTGAAATCAGGGATCGACACCGCGCCCTGAACTACCGGGAACTTTTTGATCTCATTGACGAGATACATGCGCTGAGAAGGAGTCATCTTTCCTACATCAGACTCCCCAACGATCTTCTCAAAAATGTATTTAACTTCAGGAGAGCTAGCGTCAGACATAATGTTTTTGCTGACCAGCGACCGCTTCACTTCAGCTAACGTTCTGCGCTCATCCTGATACTCCTGTCTACTCTTTGCTAATCGAGCACCAACAGTCCCAAAGTCCTCAAGAATTTGATCCTGACTGGGAGCTTTGACCCCCAGCAAGACATCAAATACTTTTGTATATCTATCCCCTAATACTTGCTTGGCCTCATCAAGGCTGAACTCTTCAGCTTCGCGAAGCCCCTTCTTTCTACGCTCAAAATTAATCTGCTGGGCCGCTGTGAGATTAGACAACGGGCGATATAACTTCTCTCCCCTGTCTGTATATGGCGGGACGCCATACTGAAGGGTGTGAAGCTGATCTATAGATTTGTCTTCCCTGTAAGGAGAACTGGGAGACTGAATCGTGCCCGCAGCCTCATTGAGTACGGCTGCATTAATAGAAAATGTTTGAGGTCTATTTAGCTTCTGCCCAATAACGTATAAAGACTCCGCTTGTTTTGGGGTATACGCTTCAGGAGAAAGGTCCAAAGAATCAATGACAGCACTATTAATCCTCCGGTTAAATATCTGCTGGTTAAGATTAGCCATCAAATGAATAGCACCCTCTCTTTCTTGAAAGGGTTGGCCAAACTGCTGCCCAGTTTCAGAATGAACTGCCTTGAACACAGGGCCTTCTGGCGTCATTTCCTCTGCAACATCAAACTTGCCTACATCGGGAAACCCTTCGGCAGACTTGACTGCATTATTTGCAAGCTGATTGGAATAGTTATATGTAGCTTCAGCCAGTTGACTAGGGGTCATCCTTGCAGGGTCTATGACTCCCCCAACAAACTGCTGAACCGGGTCATACCTTACTTCTTCCCTTGCAACCGCAGCCTGTTCAGCATCAAATGCCGCTTCATCTCCCTCCAAAACAGCATCTAATTCAGCTTTTCTTTGGGCTTGATCTGTTTTCTCAGCAACTACTTTCGCTCTTTCTGCATCTTCATAAAACGACTCAGCCGCTTCAGCTTCTGATGCCCTAAGCGCAGCTTCTTTTTCAACCTCAGATTCGCGCATAGCGTTAGCTCTGCGCCTGTATACCCCCGTCGTAATGGCATCAAGCAGAGCGCCAGCCCCGGCACCTACGGTAAAGTCATCCCAAAGAGTGTCACCATAAGTAACCTCATCAGAATAAACTGCATCCTCGACAGCACTTTGAGCAAGAGAAGCCACAACCTCTTGGGCTCCCTCAAAGGCCCCGGCCCTCATCATGCTTTTTACGGCACTAAAAGCTTCTTCGCTCTTAACAGGGTCTCTGAATCGCCTAATCTTTTTCAAGATAGATAGCGGTGCAAGTGCCTCAGACGATCCAATCAGGCCACCTAGCGCAATAGCCAAGTCTTCCTGACCAGCAGATACATCTTCGCCTCTCGCTCTTGCAGCAGCCACCCTGTCGGCTTGCTCTGACGCCCCAGCGCCTACACCAGCACCTACCGTGGCAGAGGTTCCCGCAATCCCAGCGGCTCTAGCGCCCGCACCTAATAACGAAGCACCTCTGGCCGCCCCCAAACCGGGAACAAAAAAGGAGCCTATTGAGCCCAGACCTTCGCTAAGCTTTACGAGGTAGTTATCTTTGTATAAATCCCCGACACCCAGACTTTCATTGAGTGCTTGCTTGCCTTCATTGGCTAAGCGAATAAGCTCGTTTTCATTACCACTGTCTATTAAATCCTCAAGACCTATAAGGTCTGTTCCGACATCCGCAAGCTCGGCCAGACCCGCCCCAGCGGAAAGCAACCCAGACCCAAATCCGCGAGCCACACCCTTACCCATCTCCCCAGTAAGTTCTAGGTAGTTGATGCCTTGGTCTAAGCCAATCTTTTGGTAGTAATCATTTACATCAAGGTCCGAGTAATACTTTCTATGAAGCGCATCAGCAAGGTCTTTGTCCGAGATGTTGTCGTACTGAGGATACTTGGTCCTAAAATCTGTTAGCGCAGCCATAGGAATCAGTCTGGTCAAATGCCGAGGTTAAGAGGGTCATTTGGATTTGCCCTCGGCGCTGGAACTGAAGCGCCTCCTTGAGTTAAGGCTGTAGAACCCTCGTCCGGCATAAACGTCCTCGTAAGCATTTCAATCCGCTCTCTAATCTCTTCTGGAGAAGCCTCTTCATTTTCAAACATCCAGTCCCCAAGGGCCTGCTGAATTGCTGGCTTAATCAAATCTAATTGCGCTTTGTCATAATTAAGCTGAGCGATCTCTCCTAGAGCCTTATACCGCAAGATAACAGCTTGCTGGGTAATATTGTCCAGCTTAGCTTTTCTCTCAGCGGCACTCACAGAATAGGCAGCATCTGCTATTTTGGTTTCCAAGCCGACAGTCTCTCTGAGCACATCCCCCTCTAAACCTAGACGAGATAATTCTGCGGCTCGATCAGCGGCATAGTTTTGCAAAGCAACGTCAACATTCCTGTTGTATTCAGCAATGCCTGCTTGCTTACCCATAAGCCCAATATCTCTATCGGACTCCATTTGGGCGATTTTCATCTGTCGAGATAGTTGATCTTCTGCCCTTGCTTCCTTTCTAGCTTGGCCCATGATCTCGGAGGCCGTGGCCCCGGCACCCCTTAGAGCGCCAGCAATGTCCCCTTCAGCTATACCTGCGCCAAGCTGGATAAGAGCCTGTGCCCCAGCATCCTTTCGAGCATCATCTCGGATTTTTTGGGCCCGCCTTTCTGCTTCAGTAATAAGCTCTGAATAGTCCGACTTAAAATCAGTGAAGTCCGTTAGCCCTTCAGGGCGATCTATTTGATCAATAACAGACCCAAAGTCTGCCCTGTTAAAAACAGGACTTGAGCCAAAATTCTTAAGCTCGTTCAAAGTTTCTTGGGCCCTTGAATAGTCGGGCGCAGTAACACCAGTAGGCAGTTCAGATACTTGTTTAGCCAAATCCGCAAAGGGACTAGTAGTAGATGATTTAGCTAAATCCCTTTGTGTCTGAACGGCAGCCCCGGTTGTGTTTGCCGCAGCCTCAACTGTGAGCTTATCGAGCGACTTCGGATCAACCTTCTTAGTATCCGCATCCGTAGCACTGCTTCCGCCAATCAATCCCCCAAACAAAGTATTACTGGCTCGGTTAATAAATCCGCCCGTCAAACTATTGTCCCAACTTCGGTCCAACGCGCTCTTCAACGCCCTCGCGCTTTCCATCCTCGCGGCGGCAAGAGGGGGTATAGAAGGTGACTCGCTTTTTTCTTCAGCAGAAAATCGCGAAGTATCAGGGGGAACTAAATACTTATCTTGGAGCGCATTATGCAGGTCTATGCGTTTCTGCGTAGCCCCGGGCGTAAAGTTAAATGACGGGGGTCGGCTAGACCACGCACGCGGCGTCCCCGCCGCTTCGTAATACTCATCAAGCCTTTTTACGATTGAGCTAAAATCAGTACCGGGATACTGTGCAGACAAAGCTCTGTACTGTCGCTCAAGCTCAGCAGCTTGTTCAGGACTAGTTACCCCACCACTTGACATGGGCACCACGTTCATTGCCAGTTCATCGCCTTTCGGGCGATACCTTTCAACCAAAGCCTCTCTCATTTTTGAACCGGAATCTCGGTCCATAGCTTTTACAGCGTCATATTGCCTCATGAGATCATCAGGGACATTGGCATTGATCAACTCATTTCTATCCATTGAGTCAATCGCTGCATCCATCCGGGCGTTTAGCTCAGCAACAGTTGCACTTGAAACCCCTGAATCGTATGGCTGGGAATCTGGACGGTCATACTCAAGCCCCAACATTCCAGCCAGACGATCACCGACAAAACCCTTGTCAGTCATTCTGTCAAAAGCAGGCTGCAATTCTTGTGGGCCGAACATTTCCAATAGTTCAGAAGCTTTTGCTCCAGAAGGAACGTCAAGGCCAAGGCTAGGGTACTGACTCCGAACGCCCGCAATTTCATCGTACAGGGGCTCAACATCTTCGTAATTACGAAGCCCGCTTCTAGGGCTAACAGGTAACTCAGACAACCTATCCCTTATTGGCTGAACCTGCTCATTAAAAGCAAGAAGCTCTTCTGGATAAGAAGTCATTCCTCCGTCGTTCATACCCATAGGAGGGACACCTTGCGGCATCGGCTGTTGCGGAGCAGGCATCTGCGGAGGCATCCCCATAGGAGGCATTCCTCCCGGCTGTGGAGGCATTCCACCAAACTGAGGCGGCGGCTGCTGAGGCTGTTGATTCCCCATAGCCGCTATGCCGCTGAGTATTTGATCCTTAACAGTACCTTGCGGGGTCTCTTGGTTCTCAGCAGAAAACCTTTTCCTCATGTCTTGTCGTCTCTGTATTTCAGAAACAACCAGATACTGAGGAAGCTGCCCAGAAGGCTGTTGAGCCTCCCTCATTAAAGCCTGATCAGGCAAACCTTTTATGAGGTCTTCTTGCTCAAATATATTCATTAACCTAATCCAGCTAGTGCCCTATAAAGGCCAACGCCACCTATACCCGCGCCTAAAGCCTGAGACGCAGGGCTCACTGTGGGGCCATATGCAGCCCTAGTCTGCCCCGGCTCAACAGGCAGGCCCCTGAGAATATTGCTAAAGAATGACAATTGCTCCCTCGGGAACGCTTGCTGTCTCAGGAAATCCTGATAACCCATATCCATGCTGCGCTGACCCATTCCTCGCTGAATCTCACCCGCCGCTTGCAGGTTACGCAACCTTTCAATAGCCATTGCTTGCTCTCGCTCGCCAAGGTCACCGAGCATTCCGGCAGCACGAAGCTGCTGGTCTCTGGTGGCTTGGTCTGCACTAAGGCCAGCAAGTCCGAGTCGCGCTGCAGTTTCAGCGGAACTGACATTGAACCTATCAGCAGACATCCGCATTTCATTTGCCGCTCGACGTGCACTGTCTTCCTGCTGCTGAGCATTAAGACCTAAGCGTGCGGCCTCTTGTCTGGCGCTTTCTGCAGCCTGATAGACGTTTGTCTCTTCTCGCTGCTGAGCAAGTCTGAGTTCTTCGTTCTGGGCAAACTGCCTTTGACTGAACTCTTCTGCTGCTCTATTGGCCGCATCTTCTTGCTCTTGGGCAGTAAGACCAAGCCTCGCAGCTTCTTGTCGAGCATCTTCCTGTATCTGGAATCTTTGTTGCTCAAACTGTTGATACTGCTGACGCCCTTCTTCAGTGATTTGGAAAGCAGATTGCTTGTATTGCTCAGCAGCCTGCCTTGAAGCCTGCTCTTGCTCTTGTTCGCTAAGCCCAAGCCTTGCTGCTTCTTGCCTTGCTTGCTCTCCAGCGTTAAAGGCTGCTTGCTGGAATTGCTCCTGCGTTTGTCGTCCAGCTTCAGTCTGCTGGAAAGCCGACTGCCTAAACTCTTCTTCCGCTCTACGAGCAGCTTCCTCTTGCTCTTGAGCATTCAACCCCAGTCGAGCAGCTTCTTGTTTTGCTTGCTCTCCAGCATTGAAGGCATCTAAGTCAATTCTTTCTTGCGCTACCTGAGCCTCAAGTTGCTGACCCTCTGCGCTCTGCCTGAATTGCTCTTGAGCCTGATTAGCTGCCTCTTCCTGCTCTTGGGCCGATAACCCTAACCTTGCAGCTTCTTGTCGAGCCTGTTCTCCAACCTGAAAAACCTGATTGCTCAGTTCTTGCTGCGTTACGCGACCAGCCTCAGTTTGTTGAAAGGCCGACTGCTTGTATTCCTCTTGCGCTCTCCGCGCAGCCTCCTCTTGTTCCTGAGCACTTAATCCTAAATCAGCGGCCCGTTGGCGAGCACCTTCTCCAGCCTCGTAGGACCGGATTGCCATGTTCTGTTGCTCTTGCCTAGCTTGCTCAGATGTCTGGAAAGCAGATTGCCTTAATCCTTCTGCCTCTCTTTTTGCCTGATCCTGAGCTTGAGCCTTGCTGAGCCCAAAGTCAGATTCTTGCAGCCTAGCCGCCCTGTCCGCCTCAAACGTCTGGAGGGCCTGCTGATAAGCAGCCTGACCGCCTCTTGCTTGTATATCGGCTAACTGCTCGCCAAGATTTCTTTCCCTTTCCGCCTGCATGATGGCTTCTCTGTAACCGCCTAAGCCACCAGCAGATGCTGCCTGTTGAGATATTTGGCTCCCAGTAATGTCAGACTGGCGACGAGCCTCTCTCTTTTCTATATCCGTAACCAACTGCTGGTACGGATTCATGTACTTTTCTAGTGTTTCAGCATCAGCAACCGTGCCAGCTTCAAAATCTTTGACAGGACCAAGGTCGCCCGCATACTCGCTTTCTAACTCTCTAGCCGTGTAATCCTGATCAAGTTCTCTCGCGACATACCCGGGGTCAAAAGTGCCTGCCGTGTAGTCAGATTGTAAATCTCTTGCTCGATAATCCTGAGATATATCTCCGGGGACGTATCCCGGGTCAAAAGTGCCAGCTTCATATTCAGAAGCTCCCGGCACATCTACTGTTCCGGCAGAAAATTCTCCCGCTTCGTAGCCAGAATCAATGGGGCCAGCCCGATACCGAGAAAATAAATTCCGCGCTCGATACCTTGGGTCTCTTTGCTGGGCCTCGTAGTCCATAGAAAAATCTGCAGGACGGAGTCCACTAGTAAGTGTCCCGGGGCGATAGGACTGACCAACCCTGCCAGCTTCGTACCCTGAATCAAACTCAGCAGGGTCATAGCCAGACTGCCGCTGATCCGCTTCGTATCCTTGACCCAACCTTCCAGCCGCATACCCCGGATCGAAAGTGCCAGCTTGATAATCTGAACGAATCTGTTGGGGGTTAAACCCACCAGCAATGTTCATCCCCATATTGCTGTCTTGATAACCTATTTGAGACGCAATATCTGAGGCCATCCCCAACTGAGGAGGTGCCCCTGCAGCAGCCATGTCATACATGCCCCGCATGCCCATCTGCTCATAGGGCGTAAAGTCAGCAATTCTTTGCCCGGTATACCCTTCATAAGGTCGAGCCGTCTCATAGATTGTCCGGCCCAGCATTTCCTCAAAATACGGACGAGCGTATTCCGGGAGATTTGTAGTTATCTGAGTAACTTCTGATGGACCGCTGCTGCCGCCTTTACTCATTGGTCAAACCTCTTTTCATAAACGACATAAGCCCTGTCGTAATCATCTTGCTTAAGCCATTGCCAGAATCCCATTCTGGCGGTGGCCTCAATACCTTGGCAGTTATTGTCTCTTGCCCAGCTATCGAATCTGTCAAGAATGTCCCAGACCCAATCGTTAAAATTATCCCCGCCTAAAAACTGAATCGCGAGCATTCTTTTGTGTGGGTAATCAACAAGCTCTGTTGTACCAACACCGTCAATCTCTTTGTCTTTATTGAATGCAACCCAAAGATGCTGATGTCCATTCAGGATGGCAGAGTACAAAACCTCCATACTCCACCTGCCGTTTGACCTTGCTACCGCCCTAGCTAATTGCTCGCGTACATCAGGCCACAAGGTATTTAGGTAATTACTGGGAACAAGCGCGATTGTGTGAGTTTGCTCCCCCCTTTCTGACCGGGGCCTAACTTTTGGCTCTCTCGATATATCTTTGATGTGCAAAAGATCAGCGGCTTTTACTGGCTCATTCATGCTGGCATTACTCCCCCAGAGCGCATGGGCTGAGGCTGTCTCATGGTCCCGGTTCTTTCCATCCTGACTCGATCCAGCATTCCATCAAGCTCCCGAACCCCGGCATCTGTGCTGCCGTCTCCAATGCCAGAAACAACGTCAGCGGGAACAATGTACTCCCCGGGGCTAACAGCAACTGGCTGATCTGCGCCAATCATCCCCGGAATGCGATCATCCATTCCGCCACCAGAACCAACAATTTCTCCCTCAGTCTGAGCGTTTGGGACTATCTCCTGTAGCACTTTTTCACGCAGCATCTGGAATGCTTCAGGGCCAAACTCATCAACGAATCTGGCAATCACAACTTCAGCTTCTTCTTCAGCGAGGCGACCAGAGATAGCCATAACTGCTCGATCAATTAGCAACTGACCATTAGCCTCCATCGTGTCACTCATGGCAGAGTCAGAAGTATTACCACCTTCCCTCATGCCCGGTCCGTCAAGTGACGGGACAGACCCAGTGCTATTTATTATTTCGCGCAAAATATTTATTTCGGCCTGCTGCTCAGGGGTCAATTCCTCAGTAGGAATATCTGTTATTCCACCACTAGTGTCCGCAGGGCTACCGGGGGGCCTTGTTGAACTAGGGGGGCTTATTGGGTTATTTGCATCCAAAATTACCCGCTCCACAAGAGCAGGATCAGAGCCGGGGTCAATCATCTGATCCATTCTAGGCTCAGCAGTAAAGTCACCCGGGCCGGAATCTTCAGTACGAAGACTTGTTATTCCCCCTGTAGTCCCTCCAGTAGTCCCTCCAGTAGTTACTGTGCCATTTGTCTTTGGAATACCCTCAAACCCCGGGCCTCCCCCCATGTCGATAGCGCCATCTCCTGCATTTTCAGGAGGAAGATCGCCTGCATCTGCCGGGGGATAATTACCGCCGGTAAAAGGAGGGGGCGCAGGTGGCCTGAAGTATGAAATCTCAGCATCAAAACCCGGGCGATAACCTGCCAATTCTTCACGACTTATTACCTGAGAAGGACGAATGCCTGCCTGTCTTAACGCAGCATCAGCCCCTCGTTGATATGCCGTACCTGTTTGCTCAGCAACATCACTAATAACTCGGCCAAAAATACCATCTTCCAAGTGGGCTGTTGCAGAGTCATGGGCAAGATTCCCTGCCGCATCAATTGCCCCTGCAAGCGCATCTTGGCTTTCAGCCACAGGATTACTAGATTCTATTCCCGAATCACCATACCGATATGTCGTTCCACCTACAGTGATTGAAGCATTTCGGTTGTTTCTTAAGTGATTGCCGATACCCCTCTGGTTAGGATTGAACTCACCACCGTTATTCATCCTCACGACAGACTGACCTTTAATCATGTCTTGCAGGCCATTGAGGCTTCTTCCGTAATGGGCAGGATCTATAGAGGTAACACCGCCCCCTGCCGCCACCTTACGAGGAATTTTGTATCCCGGGTAATCCCTTTCAAGCTGCTCAAAAGAGCGATTCATGATGCCAACGTTTCTTAGATAATCTTCCTCACGTTCTCGCTCAAAGCGTCGGCCTTCCTCCTCAAATTCTTCCTGAGCGGCTAACGCAGCCTGCTGGCCTTCACCTACACCAATAGCCGCTAATGAACTAGGCTGAAGCAATGTTTTTCCAAACGCGCCCGGCTCTTTAAAGGGAGCGGTGAATCGGTCTCCAATACTTTGCTGTTCTCTCAAATCGCTTAAAGTAGATTCCAGATTAGAAACTCTTTGATCTGCAATACCTTTAAGGTTAAGAGCCTCTAATTGAGCATCTGCCGCAACATTTGATGCTTGAATAGATGGATCAAGACTCACTGGAGAGGGCGAAAAATCTGCAGATACAGATAAAGGTGACTGACTTCCCACAGGTGACATCTGCAAGGGATTACCAAGAGCGTCAGTTGGAAGCCCAGCAACATCTGGAGTGGCAAAAGCACTTGCGACATCCGAGCTTGCAGCAGCAACATCTGCCCCCGCAGTAGCAAGATTTGCTCCCGCCTCAGAAGCTGCTGTCTGAGCAGCATCAAGAGCCGCAGATGTATCTCCTATCGCTGGATTAAGAGCGTCTGATGCAGCACCCAAAGCTTTACCAAGACCAAAGCCGGTAATGCCAGACAACAGACCCTTCTTAATGTCGCCAGTCACAGCCGTCGTCGCAAGACCCGACCCAATAGCAGAGGCTAATGCTGTCTTCCCGGCCAAAGCAGGAATTACTGACGGCAACACAGACGCCCCCAAAGTGCTGCCTAGTATGGAAGCAAGAAAAGGCAGGAACGCTTCAGGCTGGCCCGTTACCGGGTTAATCGTCAGAGACCCCGTAGGAGACAATGCCGCAATTCCCTGAACCTCTACAGGGTTCATATGCACAAGCATCGAATCGCCATAGCGTCCATGCTGCGCCATCTCATCCATAAAGGGCTTTGCTGGATATTGGTTCATAACTAACTTGTCTCTACGCCGAATAAGTTAAAGCTGACATTAGCCGCGCTTGAATAAACCTTTACTACGTCTTTCTGACCTAAGCACAAGCCAATCACCACAGTTCTTGTTGTGGTAGCCGCCAAGTCTTCGTCATAAAAAATAAACTGCTTATCATCTGCCGAGGCATTGTTAACGTGCACGCTAACCCGGAACGTAATTCCAGACCCGCCTCTGTTACATACAACAAGAGAACTGCAGGTAGTCTGAGTGAGGTCAGGGACTGAATACAGGGTGGTTGTCGTAGTTGCATTTACATCAACCTGTCCGAGAACCTTGATTACATCAGCCACCTGATGCTCCCATCAAAAGAAACTGAAACCGACGCATTGCCAGAGAGCCGGGCTTGTCACCCTGCGTCTTTGCAAGTTCTATGTCGTTTTCTAGTGTCTGAAAAGTGAACTCTATTGTCCTTCTAGTGACTGCCTCATTCTCTTCAGCGTACTCCAGAGCAGGCGCGGGCAAGGGAATTGTTCTTCTGGTTGCCATTAACGTCTCCCGTCAGGCCGCATATCAAATCTGAGGTCGCCAAGCCTCCAACCATACCCAGACCCAGAACTTTCTACCCGGACAATTGAATGCCTTGCTCTGTTCCTGACATAAGACTGGGTGCTGCTTGGCGTTATAGTCGACGTTGATAGCGTGGCATCAGTCTCAAGCGGGAAATCGCTACCCTTAATAACTATATTTGCGGAAGCGTCTGTCTGGTTTCCATTGAATGTAAAGTCAGGAACGATCCGGCTCATAAACATAAAGAACTCGCCTTCAGATAATTCCAGATCACCTGACTCAATGAACGCAGTCATAGCCTCTCCGTCTGCGTCATAGCCAACTTCATGCTCGTAAAGGTAATTGCTCTCACCATCTATAGCCGTGGCAGCCAAAGGATATTGCCTCGTTGTACCGCCGATCCAAGAACCTCTAGATAAAGTCCCAACAGACCACAGGTTCTCTTCGTAATTGAACGTCACATAATTAGTGATCTCTGTGTTTCCTGACCCCACGGGATAAAACCAGCTAACTTCGTTGTAGTCAGTATTTTCCGCAGCAAAGACCTTGAACGCCTGGTCTTGATTCAGGTTAGAAAACACATGCTCTTTAACGGAGCAGGGCACTGGCTGAACAGAACCGTTGTAAACATAGAAGTTTCTTCTGTCCATGAAATAGACAACACCGCGAGCGTTGACAGCGGCATTCGGGGAAATCATGGATACGTCTGAGCTTAGGCGCGTAAATTCAAATATAAACGGAGCGCCAATAAACCTCATGGAATGCAGGCTTACGTCAGTCCAGATAAGTATCTCTTGCCTTGTCTGAACAGCCCCAATAATTTCAGAGCCAGAGTTAATCCTTACGCCCCCAGCAGTGTTAGTTGCTGTAGGAGTCCAATCGGCAGCATTTTCTTGATCAGAAAACCTTACAAACAATGGGTCTATATTTGATGAACCAATGGGATTAACGCCAAAGGCGATAACGTGCTGATCTGTATCTGAGACCATTGTTTGGAGCGCAATAGTTGGAGCATCTGAAGCCCCGCTAAGGCTTGTGATATTGACGGCTCTGGCTCCGGTTCCACTAGACTCGTCCCAGTAATAAATGCCGCCGCCCCGAACATTAAGTATTAGGTCTTCACCAAAGTTATCTTGACTCCACAAGCGCAATTGGTTTCTTGAAGCTACAGAGCTTGAGCTTCCCCAAGTTCCCGAACCCCAAGGCTCAGCGCCCCAACCAGTGCCACTAACAAAAGCATTCAGTCCTGTATTGATTTGATAGGCACCAACTACACTAGAACCACCATTGCCAGAATCTGAAGCATTCGCTGTAACGGAATCCCCGCTCGTATCCTTAGCTTCAATTGTGTAAGTGTTGGTCGTTGGGACGGTGGCAATCTGGTATTCCTGATTCAGGACCGCAGCAATAATATTGCCGCCCAAAGATGCAGCATCGCTAAATGTGACAAAGTCATTAACAACAGCGCCGTGCGCTGTATCTGTCACAGTTATGGTTGAAGACCCATTTGTTGCCGCAAACGTTACATCGCCTGCCGAAGTTGTAGCCCGAAGCGGAGTTACGTCATTGAAGCCGCTGCCCTCAGCAATATAAAACTTAAGGTTCGTCCCCAAGGCAATATATTTGATTGACTCCAAAGAAGCCCAATCATGTATTGACCGGCAAATACCCAAAAAGGAATCTTCGGCAAACTTCCGCCAGCCACCTATTTTTTCAGGGCGACCTTTCCTAAACCGAATCTTGTCGGAGTCAAACCACCCGGCGTCGGCTGTGTACTCAGTCCCTTCTTTATTGACGCCCGGGGCAAACTGTATCTTCGTTAATGGCATCAACCTCGCCTGCTGTAACTTAAAGGCCCTCGGGTCTGCATAAACCCCTCCGAACCAAGCCCGGCAAAGCCTCCGCTAAAGCCTCCGCCGTGATTAAAACCAAAACCCCCGCGACCCCCGCGACCGGGTAACCCTATGTTGGGCTGCATAAAAGTCGGCGGTTGTTGCGGACTCATTGGCTGATACATGGCAGGACTGCCAGAGGGGCGATGTGGGTCATCTGGAGTCTGAAATGAGGCTGGCAATGGTTCCCGAGGAGGTTCAACAGGATCAGCAGGACTACCGGGGGGTCGATATGGGCCACCCGGAGGCTGAGGTTCTGGCTGATACGGCGCAGGGCCAGTCTGCCCCAAAGGAGCAGGGGGAGTATATGGCTGGTAATGTGGGAACTGAAAGGTGTCTGTCATGTTTTGTGGAATGCCATAGCCAGCAAACCTATCAGCGGTATTTTGCATTTGCCCGTAACCCGGAGACATTATCGGCGCGTTATAGCTAGGCGGCGCTGAAAACGGAGGAATCCCTGCGTCAGGGTATGAAGGAGAACTTGGAGGCTGAGGGTAATACCCTCCCGGCTGGGGCATGTTCTGCCTTCCTTTACCGGGCATGGATGGTCCTCTGCCTTTACCGGGACCAGACGGGCCTCTGCCTTTACCGGGGCTTGGGAATCCCGGAGACCCTATTGGGCCTCTACCTTTACCCGGGCCAGATGGACCCCTGCCTTTGCCGGGACTCGGAAAACCCGGGGAGCCCATTATTGGACCCCTACCTTTCCCCGGGCCAGATGGCCCCCTGCCCCTACCCGGTTCCGGAAACCCCGGCATGTAAGGAGGGTCCATAGGCATCGGAAAACCCGGCATGTAAGGAGGGTCCATAGGCACAGGTGTGGGAATACTTGCTACTGGACCCCTGTTACCGCCGCCAAAATCTACCCTATTGCCATCTTCGTCAAAGTAACTCCCTCCTGCCATTGGCTCCCTGCCACCCGGCATGCCCGGCGGCATGCCCGGTCTTTGACCTATTCGCCCCTGATGACCGGGAAGTTGAACTTCTCCTGAAGCAATAGCACCGGAACCGCGAGGATCAAATGGAGGTGGAGGCTGTCGGAACAGATTTTGCCTGTAGTTCTGGGCCGGGCGAGCCTGCTGTATTCCCCCAGCAAAAGGATCGGGAACGCTAGGATCGAGATCAACGCCAGACCGAAGTGCTTCCTGAAGGGCTCTATTGAAGTTGCTCAAAGAAGGAGGCACGTTCCCAATATTTCTTAGCGGATCAAGAGGTTGGCGGGACGGACCCCCACCTTTCCCCGGAAGAGATCGGCCTCTGCCCTTCCCCGGACCAGATGGGCCTCTGCCTTTTCCCGGGCTCAACGGGCCTCTAGGCGTCATGTCCCGCCTCGGGTCGTATTGCGCGAAAGGATCGTGCCTTCTTCGCAGATAAACCGAACCTATATCTCCGGGAAACTGAGACATGCTATCTCTCCTGATATTCGCCAGACTCAATCATCTGGCATATTTCTAAGGCTCGATCACCCACTTGGGTTGCCCATTTGCTGTCGTAAAATTCTTTACTCGCCTCAGTATAGTTACCGTCAGCCATATGACCTAATGCCTTCACAAACCCACGAAGCCTTGTCTGGCCAATATTGAATGACAAATCTATAAGGGCGTCTCGCCTTACGATGTCCAGATCGTCAAACCATTCATACTCAGAAGTAAGTTCTTTTCGACAACGACTGACATCATTATCCAGCAAGAAATCTATCTCTTCTTCGCTAAGACCAAGAGAGCCCTCAGCAAGACACCGCCCAACACCAATCGTGGTTAGACCAAGATGGTCTTCGTAAGCATGGGTCTTTACGCCTTCATGGCGCTTCAACATCTTCTTCAGTCGATAACTCATCTTCGTCCAAGTCTCTGTAATACTTAATGATGCTTAATGCTTGTCGAATGTAACGCTTAACTTCGGCTATGTTTGTACTTAGATTTTCGTAACCCTTCGGAGTCAGTCCGTAATAGGCATCAACTGGAGCATTTCCCACCTCAAGGGCATCTAAATATTCCTGCATCGTCTCCGGGGTCAGAACCTTCCATTCAACAAGAAGCGGGTTTATTTGATTAGGCAGCGGCGGATGGTACACCGGAGCGGGTTTTTCAATCGTAATAACCTCAACCTGATTTACATCAGGAACCGGGGTCGGTCTTACTAATGCACAGCTAGTTAAACTGATCAGGATTAGTAATAGAGGCAAGCTCTTCATTGACCCTTAACGTTCCTTTGTTAATTACCTTTTGGATTAAACCCGGCTTCTTTATCGAAAGCATGTTCAAATTGTGCTTGGCAAACGTCCTTCTCATGTCGGCTACTTGAGTTTCTGCAGCCCTTGCCGCATCAGAAAGTTCACTAATCCTTTGAAAGTTTTGCTTTTCTGTTTCTATTCGATCAAGGATTTCCTTGTTTTGAGAACTAATCGTTCCTTCCAAAACAGCTTGATTGTTTATCGCCACTTGAAGCTCAGTCTTTAAGGCAGCTTTTTCGGCCTCTGATCTATCGTAATAAACCTTAAAAGAAATCCCGCACATGACCAGTGCGGCTCCTAAGACCCCCGAAACCTGCCACATCATTTTCTAGCCATATACGCAGTCGCGCCGAAATACAGCCCAACCACTGATGCCTGAGAAAGAAACAGCATGTCACTCAGACTCGCAAGCGTAGCTAAGCGAGCCTCTGGAACAAATGGCATTAGAGGTAAAATAGCAAAGACGCACATGGAGCACATCGCTACCCACGCCATGCGGCGCTGGGTGTCGGCCTTTTCCTCTCGCATCTCCAATTCAAGCATGTCTTGTGAGCGGCGAATCTCATCATCTGTAACCGTGCCATCCCCGTCCAAATCAAACTCGGCGTACTGAGATTTGGGTTCCAGTTTTTTAGACATCTAGTCAGCCCCGTAAAAGAAAGTGAAGAACACCCAGATAGCAAAAATTGACATCAGAAGCATGCCAAACATGATCGAAAATATTTGACCAATTTCTTTCCAAAATGCAATCCGCTTTTTCCGTTGAGCTTTAATTCTAGCGACTTCTTTCGCCGCATTTGCCTCAGCTTCGGCCATTCGCGCTTTGATACTTTTGTACAGATCGCCTTGGCCTTGGAGTAAGCACACGTCATGCAACATTCTGTCGTAGTTCGCAACTTGACGGGTAACGCTCTCCAGCCGCAAAGCCTCGGAATAGCTCATTTTCCCAGCGGCTTGAATTTTCTCGCACTCTTTAGCCGCCATAGCGGCTTCGCTCCAAGAGCCAAGGATGCTTCCAAGATCACGACTATGACCGTGAGCATCACGAAGACTTTGAATGCCTTCGTTTACGGCCTTGAGCGCGGCGAACGCGGCTGAAAGCTCGGCAATCATACTTTTATATCGACGGTGGACATCGACCGACTAATGTCGGTAACAAGCATTTTGTTCCCGCGTAGCTGGTAAAGCTGAGTCTCAGAAATTTCTGTGACTTTTTTGACAGGAGCGCCGTCAGACGCCATGACTAACTCTTGCATCTGACGATTGGCAACCCGCCTCCACGCAATTGCTGGTGGATTCCCGGTCGTTTGGTCGATGCTGTTGATAGCCATATTAAGTCACAAGTTTTAGAACCTGCGGGAAAATCACTGCCGCGATCAAGGCACCGTAGATGCCCCAGATCATGTTTTCAAGCTTGTCGAACCGTTTCGATCCACGCTCAAGACTCTCCTCAATAGACTCATACCGAAGGCGGCACTCTCGTTCGTGGGCCTCGATTTCAACAAGAGCTTTATTGGCAGGGTCTAGCTCGTTCATCTTAATTCGCTTCGGTCTGCGCCTGAATCAACAGCGCGCACTGGGCAAACGCCATTTGTGCTGTCTCGTGCCGCTCAACAAGCTCATTGATCTGAGCCTGATACTTCGCGATTTCCTGCTGAAGCCGGGCCTGCTTTGCCTGCAACTTTTCAATCGCAGGCGGAAGCTCCACAACCTCCGCTGTATCTTCTTCTACCTCAAAATCTAGTGCTTCGTCGCTCATGATGCTACATACGCCTTGCCGTTGGTGATCGCTGCCTTTGAGGCTGTCATATCCTCAGAACCCCAGTCCTCAAGAGCAACCATGATTTCAAGGTGTTCTACGTTTCTTGACACGGTCTCTTTCCGTTCTTCAACTGACATATTCTCTTTGTAAGCCGGGTCTGAATCAGTCCTAATGATGTCAATCAGGGAAACGGAGTGCCCCATTGCTTTGTAGTCTTGGGCCTTCTGCTCAGTGGTACGTGGTTCCGCTGCCATTATTTCTCCTTAATCTCTTTGAGTTCTGCCGAAAGTTCTTGAATTGCTGTAACTAGTATTGGAATGATGGCCCCCGGAGCGACCCTCTGCCTACCATCAGCCTCGTCTTCTGACCACATATCAAACCCGTCAGCTATTTCTGGATGCGCGTCGATAACGGCCTTGACCTCTTGGGCTATGAAACCGTGATTAGTTTTGTCGTTCATTTCGCGTTCTTCAGAATCTTCATAGGCAAAATGATCTTTCGGCAAATCTTTCTTCTTCTTCCAATTGAAAGTTACAGGTCGCAGGTCATTGATAAAACTTAACCCTGCCTGTTGATTTTCAATGTTTTCTTTGTAGCGAACATCTGATGGGGCTGTTATTGAAGTTGCACCGAAAGCAATTGCAGAGTCGGTTGACCCGTTTCCAAAGCACAGGGAGTCATCTGCGTTGCCCGTAACATCTCGCCCTAAAACGATTTGATTATTGCTGTCGCCTCCACTGGTTCTGGCACTTCTGCCAATGATTACGTTACTGTCTCCAGTCGTCAGAGGCACCGTGTCTTGGCCTGCGTTTCCCCCGATAATTACATTTGATGTTCCAAGAGAGACGCTATATCCCGCCTGATAGCCGAGAGCCACGTTATAAATATAAGTTGCAGAAGTCGTGTAATCGGAGGAGTACAAGGCTCTGTAGCCGACAGCGGTACTGCCGTGGTCATCTTGATTGGACCTTAGCGCGTTGTCGCCCACGGCTACGTTGTAGATGCCCGTGGTATTGCTGGTCATGGCTCGATAGCCAACGGCCGTGTTGTCTGCCGCAGTGGAAAGTTGCAGCGCAGCACCACCAACTGCCGTACTGTTAGAAACTGTGGTCGAGCTTTCAAGCGCCCCGAAGCCCAGCGCGGTATTACCCGCAGCGGCTCCTTCAATTTTTGAAAGAGCGTTTCTACCTACAGCAGTGTTGTAATCACCTGTGCCAGCGTTAGAAGCAGCCCCTCCACCAGCTTGGTGGCCGACGTAGGTGTTGTAATCTCCGGTCGTTAATTCTTTTCCTGATCTGCCTCCAATCATCGTATTTTGAGTACCAGAGGTCACGTTCTCCCCTGCAAAAGTTCCTAACGCATTGTTGTAATCTCCAGTAACATTGCCATCCTCCATTGAATAAGTACCAATAGAGACGTTCTGCGTTCCTGTAGTAATGCCACGACCTGCATGCATCCCTACGGCTACATTGTCCGTGTCCTCATTTGAAGCCTGATCTACTTGGAATAAAGCCTGATAGCCTATGGCAGTATTTCTGTCGCCTACAGTATTTTCTTTAAGTGCTTGGGTGCCTACGGCTGTGTTTAGATTTCCCGTAGTTGTGCCTTCCGCCGCGCCATATCCCACCGCTACGTTACTACCAGCAGTTGTCACCGCAGCAAGAGCGTGTCTCCCTACGGCTGTCGTATTAATCCCTTCTGTCAGAGCAGTAGCTGCACCTCTACCCACGGCGACGTTATCCGACCCAGTGGTAATTGCATCCAGCGCCGTATAGCCGACAGCTGTATTGTTGGCTCCCGTGGTGACCTGTTGCATTGCAAAACCACCAATGGCGGTATTAGACCCTGCGGTAGTAGCATTCTGGAGCGCCGTATAGCCGACCGCCGTATTGTAATTTCCAGTAGCCTCCGTATTGCTACCACCAGCGCCGTATCCAACCGCCACGGTGTATTCTGCGGTAGTGGCTTCATCACCAGCAAAAGCTCCGACATAGGTGTTGTTGTCGCCAGTGGTAATGGCTTCTCCCGCTAAATAACCCAATGCGGTGTTGTTGTTGGCATCCCCGCTCTGAGCCTTCAAAGACCCATACCCGACAGCAGTGTTGTAGTTGCCAGTGTCATTTGCAGTAAGCGCCTGAGAGCCAACCGCCACGTTATAAAATGAGGTCGTAGCAGCATCCAGAGCTTGATAGCCAATAGCTACGTTGTTTTGGGCCGTAGTTGCTGCAATCATGGCATTCTTACCAAGAGCAACATTAGAGTGGCCCGAAGTTACAGCCTCTAGGGTAGAGTGACCAAGAGAAGTGTTCCCGTCCCCAGTGGAGGCGGAAGCAGAAGCTCCTCCGTTAGCGTTATAACCAACGGCAGTGTTGTAGTTTCCGCTAGAAACTTCTTCGCCACTATAGGCTCCAACAAAAGTATTTTCGGCTCCAGTGGTGTCATACCCCGCATTTCTGCCTATAGCGGTGTTATTGCTGGCCGTCTCATTAGCGTGCAGCGCACTCTTACCTATTGCAATATTATTTGAAGCAGTGGTGATATTTACCCCGGCGTACTCTCCAATAGCCACGGTGTAGTTACCTGTGGTCTGAGCATAACCTGCTGCACGCCCTACAAAGGTATTGGAAATTCCAGAGGTTAAAGCATACCCAGCACCGCGACCTATAGAAGTGTTATAGGAGCCTGTTGAAGTTGCGTTAGCAGCCCCCGACAGATAGCCAACAGCTACATTACCGCTTGCTGTAGATACTTCGTCTCCGGCCAAACCTCCAATAAAGACATTCTCAGTCCCGGTGGTTACATCGAACCCAGCGTTAAGACCTATCGCTACGTTATATGTATCAGTCTTGCTGTCAGGGTTCGCCTTATTCAAAGCGTTGTGGCCGATAGCAACGTTACGGTCTCCGTAAACATTACTAGTGAGAGCGTTGGAGCCTATCGCGACATTAACATCACCAGTCGTCACCGACTCAAGAGCTTTATACCCAAAGGATGTGTTGTAGTCTGATGTTGTTTCTGCTCCTGCAGCCCCTCCCCCCGCTCTGTAACCTACAGCAGTGTTGTAATCCCCAGTCGTGAGTTCCTGTGCAACCTCACCGCCTATTAGGGTATTAGCCACTCCGGTAGTTAGATCGTACCCAGCGTTATAGCCTAACGCCGTGTTGTACATATCCACATTACTAGCAGGATTCATGGCATAGAGAGATTGATAGCCGACCGCCGTATTTCTATCCCCAGTCGTGTTAGCCGTAAGGGCTCTGCCGCCCACAGCTACATTTGAATTTCCTGTGGTATTGGCAAGGAGGGCTTCGTCCCCCACAGCGGTGTTAGAACTACCCGTCGTCAAGGCACTTAAAGCGTTGTAGCCAATTGCGGTAACTCTATCTGCCGTCGTTATTGCATCAAGCGCATTGACGCCCAATGCCACGTTATATTGAGCGGTGCTAGTGGTTCCAGAAGGATCAGAACCAATCCAAATTGAACTGTTCTCTTTAAGCGCCGGGTCAAGGACGTTGAGTTCTGCTGCGGTTGATGTCACGGCGGTACTGCCAATAACTAACCCGCTTGCAGGTACAACGACTCTTGCTGCGCCTGCCAGAATAAGATCATCTGCGGACTCATCCCACAGCATGTAGGCACTGGCGGTAGCACCAAAAAACTTAACATCGTAGCCAGTGTCATCCGCGCCGACCGTGACCGTGCTATCAATCTGGACAGCACCATCTATATCGACAGCATCTAGATTGGTTGTTCCGTCTACGTCGATATTCCCAGAAATATCTAACGATGCCGCTACAACTTCCCCGGCGAACGTAGCCTGAGTCGTTCCGGTTGCGATAGACATAACTGTCGCATCAGCGTCGTTCTTGATCGTGACATCAGTACTACTACCTTGGCCGGTAATAATGATGCCTTCCGCACTGGTGTAGCCGATTGCGGCATTGTCGCCAGCGGAGGTGTCTCCAGTTGCCTCAAGAGTAGCCGCAGTAATTACGCCAGACGCGGTCACCGTAGCCGCGGTCGTTGTACCCGTCAGATCAAGGTCAACCAGCGCATCTTGAACAGCAGCACCTGACCCGGCCCCGTCGAGATAAAGAACCTTAACGGCACCATTGCCCACATTGACCGTATTGCCAGAACCCTGCTTGATCGTAATTATTTGAGACCCAGTAGTTGCGTTCTCAATGATCATGACGCGACTAACAGTATTGGGAGCAATAGTTAGCTCACGCGTTGCACTCAACGTCGCGGAAGAAGTGATCTTAAAGTACATGGCCCGTGCAGGGTCCGTCGCACCATCCGCTACCGTGGTCGTAGCATTCGCATCAGAACCAAAACAGTCTTGAGTTCCGTACCCTAGAGCTTCGCCAATAAGCTCAAGGTTAGTATTCGTGCTCGTTCCCCAAGTTCCACTTTCATCGCCAGTGGCAATTTCTTTGAGCCGGAGATCATTTACATAAGTTGCCATTTCTAAACTACCTCTTCTTCCCAAGTAGCAACTTGAGAGCTACTAATTTCAGACCAACCCGGCGTCTGACTTGTCGAGACGCTAGTCCAAGATGGTGTTTGAGATTCACTAATTGCCGCCCAAGACGGGGTTTGGCTACTAGATATTTGCGACCAATCTGGTGTTTGGCTGTCATCAACTTCTGACCAAACCAAAACAACAGATGTTTCACCCTCTGCCGACACTCCAGTAACAGAGACAACTGCCTTAGCGACAACCGAAACACTTCCGACAAATCCTGTGCCAGAGAGGCCAGTCGCCTCCACAGTAGCGATGCCAGATACAGAAACAGACCCAACAGCGCCACTAGCACCAAGACCAGTTTCGGCAACAACTGCTGCGCCTGTAGTCGTAACCGAACCAACAGAGGCAGTACCTGCCGCGCCAGTAACTGAGACAGTAACTCCTGTCCCTGCTGTAACTGTGACTGAGCCGACCGAGCCAGTCGCTGCAACACCGGACGCTGAAACATCTGCGCCTGCAGTGACTGTTTCAGAGCCAACGCTACCTGTTCCGGCAACGCCAGTAACCTCGACAGGTATTGGCGAACCCCAAGTGCCTTGACCCCAAGTCCCTCTGCCCCAGCCGGAAACATTAGCCAACGCTCCTCCTAAACAATTCTTATAATTGCGTTAGAAGCATCTGCCGTTGGGAACTGAATCGTAAAATCGCCAGCAGTAGATGTCTTGTCTGCGCCAAAGTCCAGTATAGCGACAGCAGGGTCTCCACTAGCAGAGTCATTAAAAATCATTGCGCCTCTCGCAGTAATTGTGGCGCTACTCCATGTGGTATCAGCAAAGTCCGTAAAGCCAGTGGTCCCAGACGAGCTAGGATCAACACGGGTAAGAGTATTTCCCTTCGCTGTATAATTCGTTCCGCTAACCTCATTGCTTGTTGTATACGCCGTTGTTGCCGCCCCAAGAGAGGCGCTACTGGTATACAAAGCAATGTTAAATGTGCTTCCGCCAGAGTTTTTGAAATTATGCACCGCTTCAAGAAGCTCTTTCTTAAAGCTAGTAGCCATAGCTTGCGTAATAGCCATCTACATCTTCCTCAAAATTTCAGCTAATTCAGTTTCCCCAGCAAACACTAGCTCAGCTATCAAGCTGGACTTGCTGCTTTCAACAGCTTGAGCCATGTAATACCTAACAACGTTTCTGACATCGTCTTTAAACGCTTCGGCTTGTGCTGCCACAAGTGGATGACTGTTACGCCCAACAGAGACAATAGTATTCGTAGCCCTGTCGGCCCAATGGTCAATAGACAGCCCACCATCTTTCGTGGTTTGAACAGAAACAGAGCCAACAACACCTTCCATTAATGACATTACTGCCTCGCAGCCAGAACAGAGCCGGAACGATAACTATCGGTAGTGCTGTAGCCTTCACCAAGAGCTTTAAGCTTAAGCAAGGCGTCCTCATACCTTCCGGCATAAAGTTGCAGCATGTCAGGGTCGCCTTTCATAAAGGTGTACGCCTCATAAAGACAGCCATACAACAAAGTGCTTTCTGCATTTGTTCCCAGCCAACTAGTCCCAGAAGAGGCTGCGGTAATAGACTCGGGTTTGTAAAAGTAATGAAGCTCAACCGAGTAATTACTGTTTGGGGTAGGGCCTAGCAAAAAAGACGAGTCAGTAAAGATCGCGTAATACTTCGGAACCGCTTGAGTGGAAGCGGCAGGATAAGCCTCCCTAATCAAATTAACGTCTTTAAACAACAAATACTCATAGCCCGAGTTGTCTACTGCCAAAGAGTATGGTGCCAAAAAGTCATCAGGCATCGACAAATACTTATTGCCGCTTGTTGTCGTGCCGGTCGAGTTCTTCCTAAAGTCAGGCAATTGAGCAGACTTAAGGATTCTGTCCTCTGCCTGCTTGATGATTACCGACAAATTGTTAACGAAAGTTGTTTCGCTATTTTGCGTGTAATCCTGAATCGCCTGCTTCAGCGTGGTAAATGTCCAAGCCATTAAGTTACAACCGTTACTGTTCCAACTTTGCCAGTCATGTCCAGCCCCACAGTCCGGCTACCAAGTTCGGTAATACCGCCCCCGACAGGATTCCAAGCAAAGAACTGCCTGCTTTCTTCCATAGACTGATCTGGTCTTGGATTCCTTAAAGCCTCCGGGTCATCAACCCTAACCCGGCCTAGTTGCAACTGAGGTTGATCTTCGTCAACCACATCCTTACCAACTAGTAAGCCGGTTGGCCTCTGATTAACAATTTGAGGAACCAAGTCTTTTTTCGGGTACCGAAACCCTGTTCGGTCACAGTACCCAAAAGCATATTTGCCGCTTGCGTAACTCAAAGCCGATACCCTCCGGGCGTCACAAACAATGATGCCTTTTCTCTGGAAGCATCAGCAGCCAAGTTCCAATGCTCCTCATATTCACTCTTGAGCAAGGTTGACCTATCAGACACTTCTGGATATTTCACAGAAAGGTTGTAAGCCAATCCCGCAACCAGACACGGCAAGTATCTTGCCGGGACATCCATATTGTTGCTGGCTGGCTTACCTGCGTCCTCTATCCTCTCCATGTAGTAATAACCAAAGGTATATGTTTCTTGGCTGTCAGGAGCGGGCCAGAGGTTAATTACTATGCCGGTGGGAGTTCTTTCCACATAGTATTCAAGGGGCTTTGATTGAGTCAGCTTGTTGGATAGATGAGCATACTGGCTAACCGAAATACGGGTCATGCTCTGGTCAAACTGGCTGTCTGTGTCTCCAGCATCTGTACGCAGAAAAGCTTCTACGATGTCAAAAATCTTGCCGTCCAGCGTATACGCACTAGTCCCAGCAGTTAAAGCTTGGGTGCCAAACTTAACAGTCCAGAGGTTTAATCCACGGTTTTGCCATTCCAGCATCAACAGGTCGATGCTTCTTCTGGCCGTCTTGTAATCGTAACCACTGCGAAGCTCTAGGCCAGCGCGTTCAAACGCCTCCTCTATGGCATCGCCTAGATCCAAGTTAAACGTGAATGTTCCGCTGGTAGCCATCTAAACAATGCGCCCCTTGGTTTTACCCTTAACGGCGGCCCCATCTATCGGTCTCTTTCGGGAGGTCTTCCCTCCCTCAAACATTTGAGCAGCCCCGGCCATATCAATCTGCCGCTTTATCCGCATAGCGTCTTCTTCTTCTAGCCGCTTTGCTTTTTCAGCACGCCTGTCTGCTCTACCTTTTGCTACCGCCGGGATAAGCCCCCCAGTAAGAACATCTTTTATGTCCACGTTTTTTGCAAGAGCCGGTAAAGCGCCCCCGGCAAGAACATCTTTAAGTTTCATTACTAAGACCTCCGAGAGCTACGCTTTCTTTTGCCTGCTGCTTCACTAAGCGCAATAGCAATTGCCTGTTTTCGATTCTTAACCTTCTTCCCGGAGCCGCCAGACTTAAGCTTCCCCGCCTTAAACTCTTTCATCACCTTGGAAACCTTCGCCTGCTTTTTCTTCTTGGATGAAGAATTTTTAATCTGCTTGCCCATCTGTGCCCGACTAATAGTCATTAGCCCTTACCAAACTTTTGTTTCTGGCTTTTTGGTGGACTCTTCTTGCTTCCGCCTTTCCCTGACCAGAAAACCTTGTTTGCCCAATATGCAGCAGAGGTAGGGCCTTTCTTTATATTCTTGGCATGCCTCGCCTTAAAGGACTTACGAGCCTCTGCCGAATAATTGTGCCCCATCTTCTGATCACCAAACCGGATGATCTTTACTTTGCCACCATCCCTTACAGCCACCACACCCTTCTTCGTAGGATGCTTAGGCGTTCTTTTAGGCTTATTTAGACCGCTAAGACCAGCCTTTTTTAGCCTATTCTTTTCAGCGTCAGTTAAGCTCATTTGCGATGCCTCGCCGTCTTCTTGGCTATCTTCTTTGGCTGCTTAGAATGTTGCTTTCCTTTCTTAGTATCGGACCTCTTTTTCCTTGAGGTCGCCGCATACTCTTTGTCGCTAAGAGCCTCTCTGGCTTTCTTTGGCAGGTACCTCTCTCCAGTAGCCTTTTTGCCCTGAGTAGAGGGCTTTCCAGACTTGGTCCCCCACTCCTGCTTAGTCCACTTCTTAAGAGACTTCTGGGGTTTCTTAAAGGCCATTAGTCTTTATAGCCCCCGCCAGCATCTTTATAACGCTTAGCCAACATCTGGGCTTTACGAGCAGACCACTGCCCGGGCTTGCCGCCCTTGCCGCCCGACTTTATCTCATTAAAAAGCCTCTTGCGTAAGGCTGGCTTCGTATAGTTGCCAGCCTCATTTACGCGAGATTTAGCCTTTTTCTTGGCTTTCTTTTTTGCTGCCATTAGCCGTAGCTTTTCGACACTTCCATGACGATGTTGTAAACGTCGCCACTACTATGTCCTACAGTTGTAAAGGCAATGTCTCCTGTTTTCCCGGACCCCGAGTTATTCGGGACGCCAGAAAAATCAGAGAAATCTAGGGTGTCGCTCCAGTCGGCATTCAATTGCCATGCGAGTACGTCAGTAGTCGCGTCAAAGAAAATCTTCACCCCCATACCAATGGTTGAGTAATAAATTTTCCGAATGCTTACTGACGTACAAGATGCCTTTGTTAAAGGGTCTGCCGACAAGGAAGAAACGTCGATCTTTACAACCGCCGATTCTCCCGTGCCATCGCTTACATTCGTAAAGCGAAATATGGCTGTGCGACCATCATCCTGAATTGTTTGAGTAGCTACTGCATCAGCCATGTATGCCTCCTATTATTGGTCAGCAAATGCTGGAGCAGTTGCGCCAGTCACAGTCCCAAAGATTTGATAGTTCGTGCTATCAAGACCAATGATCGTAATGTCGAAAGCTGCAGGAACATTGATCTGAATGCTGCTATTAGAGTTCCCGTCAGAAAACACAACACTTACTTCGTTGTCCGTGTCCAAGAAGGTCACGCCACCTTTGTAAAAGTTTGTGTTACCGGGGGTAACAATAAGCGCATCAGTGGCATCTGCCGCAGCACCTGCGTAAACAAAACGATAAAAAACACCAGCCGAAGGGGCCGGAAGCGTATAAGTGCTGTCTTGGCTGTTATCGCCAATCAGGTTGATACGTCCGCCATTTACGGCAGCAGTCAGTGTTGTGGAAGCGGCGTCGGCCAAAGAGACCGGAGTAACCTGCATGCCAGACCCGTCAAGGGTAAAGGACGTGGTAAACGCTCCGGTTGTGCTGTTTTTTGAAACGACATCAAAGCCGTTTTCAGACCGGACTGCTCCGGTGAAGGTGGTGTTAGCCATGTGTTTCTCCTGTCTTGGCTAGTGTCTGCTAATGCTCTAGTTGGAACATTACAGTCAGGGGAAAGATATTAAAAGAACAAGCGACCAATGTTTCACATGAAACACTGGACCAAAAGAAAGGTTACAACAAAAAGGGGGCTTTCGCCCCCTTTCCGTCTTAGCTTGCGCCGGGTGATCCGTAGATACCCAGCGGGTCAGACACACCGAAACTGTAACGAGCGCGAGCTTTGTAGCGCACGTTGCCAGTATCGAAGTCTCCGTCCATCGAGGTTTCCAGTTCGGTCCGCTCGAAATGCTTCATACCGTTAGGTACGTCCGTAATCAGGAAGAAAGCATTGCTGTCCGTCAGGTAATGATTAACGCTGTACCCTTCAGGGATTGCACCCATGTTGCGAATAGCGTTGAGATCATTGTCTGCCGTGCCAACACGCTGAGTTGTTTCAAGCAGGCGATCTGCCGTAAACATCAAAGCGGGAGGAACGATCAGGCGACGAGGACGAGCAGCAATCAACAGACCACGTTCGTCAGTGAAGGCCGCAATATCAATAATTGCATTCTCCAGAGACGTTTCGTTGAGGTCAGCAGCCGTAGAAGGCCGATTGCTGTTTTTCCCGCCATTGACGAGGGGGTGACCGTCACCACCAGTTACGCCGTCACCAGATGCGGTAAACAGGTTTACCCCGTCACCTGACTGGTAACTATTCGTGAAGCCATTGTTAAGCGGGTTAACCGCCTTAACTTGCTTGGTGTAGGCCATAGCCCGAGCAAGAGCTTTGGTGTAACGAGCAGACAAAGAGTCATACAAGTTATCTTCCATAGCTTCTTCGGTAATGGCGAAGCCCATAGCGATGGTTTCGTGGTTGTAACGAGCCGTGAAAGATTCCTGTGCGGAGTCATAGCTGATGGCAGCGCCCTCAGCTTTAACCGGCGCAGCAGCAAATCCTGACAGCTTCACCTCTTCCTCGAAAGAACGATCAGAGCTTTCCGTCTCATAAATGAGAGTGTGCTCATCTTCGTACTTCTCATACTCCAAACCAAAAAGAGCATTAAGCCCCGGCAGGAGTTCTTTAAGCATTTGCGCTCTTGAAATTGCCATTGCTTAGTTCTCCTTAAACGCCGAGCTTGGTTTCATAAGCATGACTAAGCGGCAAATAAGTAACGATACAATCAGTGTATGCGTCACCCACAGTGCTGCTTGGCCCGTCTACGAAATCAATGACACGCAGTGGTAGTGAGTTGGTCGTAGCAATGGAGCCGCCATCTAGGGCGTTCTTGCTTCGACCGATAGAGGTTGATCCAGCGGTGTTAACCGCAGAGACGTTGTTTCCAAGCCCGGTTTGAGCAATAGCCTCATCGGCCTGCATGCGGAACAACAACTTAGGATCATCAACCACATAACCGACAATATCGCTTGCAGCGGTAGATGCTGGGAATTGCTGGTTGAAAGTTTTTTGGTTGGTGCTGGGGTCTGTGTAGGCGCAGCCCACAAAGATACCAACAGTGCCCGCAACGACAGCCGTCGTCACTGCAGCCTTTTCCAACGTACCGGCAGCAACTAGCTTCACGAAATCACCGTAAAAAATAGCCGTACCGTACCCACTGGCAATCTTGATATGCCGAACTTTGCCCGTAAAAGAGCCGCTGGCACTCAGAGTATCAGTAGGTTCTGCCCCCATAGGGGTTGCAGATGTAGCCATTAGTGGCCTCCTTACTAATTAGAAGCCAACCCCTCTGGGTTTAACTTCTGCCAAATGTTGTTCTCGTATTCCTTTCGGGTGCCGAAAGGGGCATACGAGGGTCATTTTCACGCATGAAGTTATTGTCAACGGACTCCATCTGGTTCGCAGAAACTCTTTGGAAGTGCTCGGTTCGTGACCTGATCTTCTCCTCTGGAGCTTTACAGAGCAGCAAACCGCCAACCTCGACGTTACCTTGAAACCTAGAGTTAAAATCTGACTGAATTTCCAGTTCAGGGTGGTCTTCCGCCTTTACAGGTATCCAACCTTCCCGCATAGACCTAGAAACGTTTGTGTTGTCAGACTGCCCTAAAATGCTTGTCCGAATCCAACGGAACACCCAGCCATCTTGAGGTTTGGGAGTCGGCAATATAGATGCCGGATTCCAACTATCATCCTGCCGGAACTGTTCCTCTTCTCGCGTTTCACTTTCTCTCGGGGTGCGCTCTGTTGCCATTACCTATCTCCTTTAGAGCATTTCGGCATGTTGGGCATACTGTTCATTTGTCAATCCAAGCCGCTTGGCGAGGGCAACTTGGGTAGCCGTTAACCGTACTTTGCGCGGTTTGGCACCGTTGTTCCTTGCGGAAGGTGCCACCACCGTCGAGGGCTTACTAGCAGTCACGGACGCGCCACGGCTATATGTATCGCCTTGATCCTGCCAGTCATAATTAGGAAATTGTTCTCTCATGGCAGAGTCGATGTAGTCAAAGTATTCGTTTGACCTAACGTCAATGCCATTGCGGACAGCTTCTTCGTGAGCCCCATAAGCGGCTCCGGTCATTCTTTCGTGACCTTCCGCCATGAACCACGGATTATTGCCTGCCCATTCTTTCGCCTCCGGGGTAACTTCCACTTGAGGCTGTTGAACTTGTTGCGAACGCTGGGCAGCGACATCGTGTGCCGCCCTCCTAGCAACGTCCTGCTGGTAAGCCTGTTGCTGATAAGCCAAGGCTTGTTGATTCTGAGACTGCAGATTGTTGTGATAACGCTCTATCTCAGATAGCTCAGCTTGCGCCTTTACCATCTGCTCTTGAGTATTTACCACGCCATCGGTATCGCCTTCTTCATAAGCTTTCCGATAACCTTGCTTTGCAGCATCAAGGTGAGCCTGAGCGCGCTCCCTGATCTGATCAACCAAAGCAGCTTCGCCCCTAGAAATCAGAGACTCTTGCTCCTGATTCTTAGCGGCATACTGCTGAGCAACCTTGACAGCCTCTTCCCGCATTCGCTCTGCGGCTTCACGCTGTCTGCGCTCTTCATGGTAATCAAACTTGAGCTTGTTTAGCCTTTTCTGAACTTTCTCAGAATACTGACCAAGCTCCTCATCATTGTCGCTTTCATCGGAACCGGAAGCCTTAGCGGGTCTCCTGTCTTCGGGAGGACGGTCGTCAATTATTTCAAACTCGTACTCACCAGACTCAGAGCCCCCTTCGGCATCCTTGTTCTTTGTATGCGTAGTCTTTACACCAAAGAACTTTTCTTCCGCAGAAGCGGGTACATCTTCAAAGACTGCGTCAGTTGCTTCGCTCATGCCTTAACAATTCCCCGTGGGTCTTCAACCACAGCTTCTACGCTGTCGTCGTTGATCAAACGAAACTCTTTGCCGTGAACTTTGAATCGAGTGCCCGAATAAGACCTCATAATGATCCAATCGCCTTCTTTGCAAAAAGAACCGGACGGAAACCTGTTAGGGTCTTTATAGCAATCTGGACCCATCTTCAAAACCATCCCACAAATAGAGCCAAGCTCTTCTTCTTGAATGGTTTTTTTCGACTTAATAATCCCGCCCTCGTATTCCGAGTCAGGATTGGGGAGCGCAATCAATATCTTGTACCCCTTGGGGTCAGGAAGTTGATTTGCGTTGCGAGACTCTTCAGTCTCTTCTAGTTGCTGAGCAGCTTCGCTCATTATTTCTCCTTTGCATCGGGATAACGCCCGAAGTCGTTTGCACTGGGTAACGCCCAGAGTCGCTTGACTCTTACACTACTTCACTGCGCCTGCTCATATCGAGCTTTGGCGTCAAGGATTTCTCGCTCTGCTTGAGCCAGACCCTGAATTATTCCACAACACTTTGTGTATTCTGCGTAATCTTTACATCCGCCGCCACTAAGGTGGTCAACAGCGTCATTCATCTGGTCCATTATATTGGACCGCAAATAATTAAAGATGTCTAGTTCCTTGGTCACTTGTCGCCCATGAACTCTTTGGCGATCTCTATGCCCAGCTTAGCGCCCTCTAATTGGTCTTGGGATGCTATCCGTGCACTCTCCAATTCTTCCTTTGTGTTGGTTTCAGCGACCTTAACACCCAGTTTAGCCTGCTCAATCCTTTCCTGCTGATCCAGTTTCTCTCTATCCAGATCAGCTTTTGCCGCAAGCTTCTGCATATCAAGCTGAATTTTTGCCATTTCTGCCTGAGCTTTTTGCTGAACCTCTTGCTGCTTAATTTGAAGCTCTTGCTGTTGCATTTGAATGACAGGGTCTTGCATTTGCTGCTGCATTTGCTGGGCCTGTTGTTCCTGAGCCGCTTTGCCTGTTACCTGAGCCGCCGCAGGCGCAACAAGTTTAGAAATCCTAAACTCAATATCTTCTGGCAGCGACTCATCAGGCGCAGGAAGTTCCATACCAAGCTCTTTTTCGATCTCTTGACGGTACCTGAACGCCAAATGCTCCTGAACATGCGCCGCTAATTCCGCCTGAGCCTTCTGAGCATTGGGACTCTTGCCCAAAATCTCCATGATCTTTGGATTCTGGGTAACCGACATATGAGTTTGGATATGGGCCTCATGATCTTGGTAAATAAACGCCTTAACCGGCTTACCATTGATGATGTCCATGTTTTCACTGACAGGATCGGTCGGCTTCATGTCCTTTTCAGTAGGAACAATCTGATCTGCGTCCTGAATACCCAAAACATCCAGCATTTGCCGGTGCAAAAGAGGCATGTCGTACATTTGCGGAGCCTGTGCCGCCAATTGCAGCGCCGCTTGGTACTGCATAATGCGCTGAGCCATCGTTCCAGCGTTCGGATCGCTAACTGGAATGATGTCAACGCGGTCATCGAAGTCTTCGGCCACCAAATCCTTGCTATCTTCAAGGTATGGGTACTTTTCGGGGCCAAAATCGCGGACCAAGTTGCTTAATATCCGCAATTCAACGCGCATAGAGGCATGCAAACGGGCCTGAATGGCGCTCATGACCTTCATTGACCGCTCAAGTATGGCCAACGTGGTCCCAACCGGGGCCTCGGCGTTCATATCTGCAGCTTTTACGTCTGCTGCAGAGGCAAATCGACGCCCTTCCTCTACAATATCGCCCATCAACTGATACAAAACGTTGCTTGGCTCTTTGTAGGGCAAGAAACTGATGTTGTCCCGTATTGCGCCACCCGGAACATCCACATCCCGGAACTCCCCGGGCATGATTGGGGTGTCATCCCCCTTAATTCGGAGCCCTCTCGACTTCAAACCACCCGGAAGATTGGACAATGTGCCTGCATCGACTAGTTGTCGCAGCAATGACGTGGCAGATTTAGCTAATCCGCCAATCATGTGGATCAATCCGAAGCCATAAAAGCCCAATCCGGGGATATATTGGTAGTGAACAAAGTGCTCACGCTTGGTTTTCAGGCTATCGCCCTCATACCAATTCCGCCGAATCGACAAAATCTCCCTAGAACCAAGGTCAATAGACACTACGTAAGGCAGCGCAATGCCTGTTGGCTCACCACCCTCTTCGTCCTCAAACCCCGGAAGGTCTAAATTAACCTGAATTTCTAAAATCGTGTGACGGGAATCAAGTTCATAGCTCGCACTATCCCCCGTCAGGCGGTTGTACTTCTCTTCTACCCGGTCAACGTCTGAAGACGGAGCGCCAAGCTCTATATCCCGGTAGAAACCAGACACCTGAAGCTTACGGACATCATTAGTGGTGCGCTTCATGATGTGCGTTGCACGCTCACAGGTCGTCAAATCGGACGCCCCGTAGCTCACAACAAAGTCTTCTGCCGGTACAAACATGCTGCACGGGCGTCCCATGCTGGGATCGAAGTAGACTTTCCTAAAGGCGCTGCCTGCCAAAGGCAGGGAAAACAGCATCTTTTCTGTTTCTGACCGATACTCGGTCATCTTCTCCGTAAGAAGATAGTTCAGGTAATCCTGAACCCTGTGGGCCTGACCTTCTTTTTCATCGGTCAGCTTGCCGACAACAGAAGTCTTAACTGGGCCGCTGGCAGGAAATAGCTCCTGAATAGCTTGGGACTGAAACTTAATTACTGACTCTGACAGGAGCGGGTGAAAAACACCGCAAGCCCCGTCCCAAGGCGTGGTCCTGTCTTCATGCTTAAGGCCAAGCAAATCCAAACCATCAACATAAGCACGCTCCCAGTCTGCACGACTTTCCTTGTCAGACTTGAAGAGACCCACCAACTCAGACGCGATGATGTTTAGCTCACCCTCATCAACTACCTCTGCAAGGTTGGCGTCATGCGGAAGCATCCCCAACGAAGCCAATGTGCTTGCGTCCGGGTCGAAATCAATGATTACCCCGCCATCTTCTGTTTCTATTGATACAGATTCGGGGTTTTCAATTTCAACCTCGACACCCGGGCCGTTCCCAACCAGCGGGTTGGAACGAATGGTTCGGTCAATAGCCATCAGCCATTCTTTCTAAAAGGTTGGGGCCTTGCTGCACCACTGCCACGCGCAACATTTGCCTTAGCATTGTCACGCTTGACCGCGCCTGTCGGACCGCCGTTCGCCATCATTTTGGGACTCATGCGAATTTTGCCACCACCAGCGTAGCCTTTGGTTTTCATCTTTCCGCCGCCAGCAAACCCCATCCCCATGTTCTGAACTTGAAAGGGGTTGCCAGAACTCTTCCTCCCGCGAGCCGGACCTCCTGAGCTAATTTGGCCACGCCTTGGCCCCTTAGACCTATTAAATTTATTGAGCATCTGAGTCCTCCGAATAAAGGTTATCGAACACTTGGTTAACGTCCAATGTGTAGTCTAAATCTGATTTGCTGTAATGGACATGCTGCGAGGGCCTGAAATCTGGGGCTCCTTCGCCCACCTCAAACCAAGCCGGATGAGTGACCCTGACTCTGTTATTGGGTAGCGCCACGATATTCCCCGTCCACTGCCCCGCATCCAGCAATTCCAAAACATGGGCCTGCTTATGCTGAGCAGGGTCATCTGCAATTTCAGACTCAGTGTAATCCACCGTAAAGTAATACTTTGCAGGGTAGAAGTCGCCGTCTATTTTTGCAAGCCAAGGGCATGGGGTGCAGCGATCCATCACGTACACAGAATGAGTTCTTGAAGAGCAATCCCAAGGTTGAGCCGCCCAAGTCGGCATAGGCTCAGGCCATTCAGCAAATGGCGTATCCCCAACCAAGGCCGTAATCGGCATCCTAGCCCACATAGCGCCACCATGAACATTGGGCTCGTCCGAGTCATAAGTTTCAGCGCCAGTAAAAATAATCTGAAAACTTAATGACCGGCAGGGAATGCTTGTTACCGCAATCGCCATCGCATGGAGAAACTCCCCGTGATACTTGGCGTGGTTGTGGGTGTATTCCTTTCTGACCCAGCACTTAAAATAAGGAATGTTGCTCTGTAAGAAAGCCATGCTGCTCCATCACGCTTTCCGCGCCATCAGTAATAGTTTGCCTTCCTAGCATAGATAGGCTCGTCTTCTTCATCACTGTTCAGTTTCAGGAAGCCGCCTTGCCTGAATCTGAGCAATGCCTGCGTTGAGGAGTCAACCAAGTCGTCATGCTCCCCTGAAGGGAAGGCCGCAAACTCTTCGATAACCTCTTCCGCGAACCTGAGTTCAGGTGCCCAAACAATCCCAGAGGCAAATAAATCTGCGACGGCGTTGACCCTAGCTATCTTGTCATTACCTCTGGACGGGGTGTACTCAGAAACAGGAATACCCATTGCCCTGAGTTCAAATATCAATGGCGTGCCTGCCGCTTTGGCCTCAACGATAAATGCATCCGGTTGCCAGTCCACCCAGTAGTCGTAGGCTTTCTTCTTGAGTTCCGGGAACTCCAGCCGCTCTTTATAGGCATCCAGAAGAATAATGTTGGGCTGCTCTATGCCTGACTCGTCAGGGTGATAGAAGACGCCCCACGTAGTACAAGCAGAGTAGTCAGCACGTTGAGTCTTAAGAAAGGCCGTGTCCCATGACTGGATGACAAACTCACAAGCAGGAGGATTGTCTTTTTCCCAGACGCGCCACCATTCTCTTTTAACCAGAGCGCCCTCTTCCGAGGTAGGGTTTTGCTGATACTGGGCATTCCACTTCGGGGCCGGGAGTTCATTCCGCAGAGCTTCAAGCTCATCTTTGGGCCAGAACTCGGGCCACAGCGGTTCATCAGAAGGCATAAGTGCCGGGAACTCAATCAGTTCCCATTCATCAGAACCCGATCTTTGCAG